CCAGCTATGACCGGAGTTGTAGAAAGAGCTATACAACTTACAGACGTAGACTTTGGAGTTACTCAAGGTATACGTACCTTTGAGGAACAAAAAGCTAATGTAGCTGCAGGAAGATCTCAGACTATGCGTTCTAAGCACCTACTACAAGATGATGGCTTTAGCCATGCAGTTGATGTAGTAGCTTACGTGGGCCCAGACGTATCCTGGGAGTTAAACCTGTACGATAACATCTGTGATGCTTTTAAACAAGCTGCAGAAGAGACTGAGGCATCCGTTAAGTGGGGAGCTGCCTGGTCTGAGGGAGATATTAGGTCGTACTCAGGTACAGCTGAGGATGCAATGATGGCATACGTAGACTTACGTAGGTCACAGGGTCGTAGGCCATTTATCGATGCGCCTCATTTTGAATTAATGTAAAAGGAGAATAGAAATGGCAAAAGCACCTAGAAATCAAGATGACGTATCAAAATTATTAAGGCTTTTACTTCCTGACGATATGGAACCTACATCCAATATTAAAAAACAAATCAAAGATTTAGTAAAAAAAGAAGTCATTAAAGGTAAAAAATCAGGTAGATCTGGTATGTCTAAGGGTGGTTTAACTAAAAAGAAACCTACTAAGAAAAAATAATGGAGTAGTATATTGAGATGGTTGGTCCTAACGCTATTCTTATCTGGTTGTGGTTTGAGTACTCTCATGTCGCTAGGCGGATCAGGCGGTCCTACAGTAAACTCTAACGCACAGATAGGTGCAGAGAACAGACAGTCAGTTATGTCTGTAGAACAAACCGAAGAAGTTACTGCAGGTAGAGACGTTATACAGACTGAAGTTATAAAAGAAGTAGAAACAGGTAAAGTGGAAAACTTAGATATTATTAATACTAACATACCCCCTTGGGTAATGTTACTTCTAATACTTGGTTGGTTACTACCAACTCCAACAGAGATAGCTAGAGGCTTTATAAATTTTGTGTTAAGGTTGTTTGGAAGAAAAGATAATCCAAAGTATGAAAGATATAAGCCATGAGAAATTACAAGAACGAGTACAAAAAGTACCAAGGCACAGCTGCACAGAAAAAGAATAGAGCTTCACGTAATGCAGCTCGTAACACTTTAAAAAAAGCAGGGGTAGTTAAAAAGGGTGATGGTAAAGACGTAAATCACCGTAATGGTAATCCTAGAGATAATAGTGCAAAGAACCTGTCAGTAACAACTAAACGTGCTAACAGATCTTTTCCTAGAAATAGTAGAGCAGGAAAAAGATAATGGCAATACCTGAGCGAGTAAAAAACAAAATGAAAGAGGTTGGACTCAAGGGTGTCAACAAACCTCAACGTCTTAATGATAGCAGTGGTAAGTCCCATCATGTTATGGCTTCTGAAGGTGGTAAGTACAAGTACATCAAGTTTGGACAAGCGGGTGTAAAGACAAACCAGACTGCAGGGCAACGTGAAGCTTTTAAATCACGTCATGCAAAGAATATTAAAAAAGGTAAAATGTCTGCCGCATACTGGGCAGATAAAGTTAAGTGGAGTCCTTCAAAGACGAAGTCTCCCTCAAAGAAATGGAAAAAAGGATCATAAAATGAATACAACAACTATAGCTATCACTACGGCAGCAGCAATGGGTTTGCTTACTATAATGGCAACTAAGGCATCATCTATGGATTTTTCTGTCGCAGGACAGACATTGTCTATCGGTGCAGACTCTGACATCAACTATACCACTGGTGTAGAAGATTGGGAATGGGAACTAACTCCGTCAGCAGGAATAACTGCTATGGGTATTGGACTAAGTGTAGCTACTGACATTGATATGTTAGAGCTAGACGAAGGAGACATCTTTCAAGGTCTAGACTTTACTGCAAAGTACGAGATACCTAGTACTTATATTAATTTATATACTGAAGTATCTACAGACGCAGATTTAGAGTTTGGTGACGTAACAGTAGGGGCTACAGTTAGTTTCTAATGTGGATAGCGTTTATGCTCCTCTGTACTGGGCCTTCTGCATTAACTTGCGAAGTCATGGCTAAGACAGAAGCAACATTCCTTACAGAGGAAGCATGTGCTCAAGAAGCACTAGTAGTAGCTAGGTACTTTCAAAGTGAAGGGTATCTAGCAATACCACAATGTAAAAAAATAAATATGGGAGTTTCATTATGAGAGTAATAAGATGGATAGGAAGATATTTAAAAAGAATTGCATGTGCACTATTAAACATTAAATGCGGTGCAGATTGTAACTGTAAGGCGTAGTAACATGAAGAAGAAATCCACTGTAAATGCTGCTGGTAACTACACAAAACCGACTATGCGTAAGAATCTTGTCTCAAGAGTTAAGGCAGGTTCCAAAGGTGGCAAACCTGGGCAATGGTCGGCAAGAAAAGCGCAGATGGTTGCAAAACAATACAAAGCAAAAGGTGGAGGCTACAAAACGTGAAAGTAAACGCACCAAAAGGATACCACTGGATGAAACAGCCTGATGGTGGTTATAAGTTAATGAAACATACAGGTAAGTTTGTTGCCCATAAAGGGGCAAGCTTGTCTGCTAACTTTGCAATACAGAAGGTTCACAATGAGTCTAAAAAGCCCACAAAAAAGTCTTAAGTCTTGGACTAAACAAAAGTGGAGAACTAAAAGTGGTAAGCCTAGTGCTAAGACTGGTGAACGTTATCTCCCTGATAAGGCTATTAAGTCTCTTAGCAGCAGTGAGTATGCAGCTACAACCAGAGCTAAACGAGAAGGCACGAAGGCAGGTAAGCAGTTTGTGGCTCAACCTAAAAAGGTTGCAGACAAAGTAAAAAAGTTCAGAGCTAACGAAGGGGGAATCGCAATGAAAAAACCAATGAATGAAGGAATGAAAGCCTTAAAGAAAGAAGCACCAGAGGTAGCCAAAAAGATGGGCTATAAACATGGTGGTATGTCCCATAAAAAATCAGGCTACATGGGTGGTGGAATGACTAAAATGAATGACATGCGTAAAACAGGAATGTTTTATGGTGGCATGGCTAAGAAGAAAGGTTAAGTACTATGGCAGGTAAATATGATGATATGAGCTTTAAGAAAGCTTTTAATGCTGCACGTAAATCACAAGGTGCAGGTAAAGTTTTTACCTGGAAAGGTAAAAGATATACTACTGATTTAAAAGAAGAGGTAAGTAAAAAGAAAAAGGTAACTAAACCTAAGCCTAGACCAAAGTCAGGTTCTACTAAAAAAACTGTTAAGCCTAAAAAACGTCCAGGTTCAGGTGAACCTCCTGTAGCTAAACCAGGTTCTTTAGCCATAGAAAAAGTTACAGTTGCAAAATTAATTCCTGCTAATTCTAAAAAACAAACCCCCTCTTTTAGAAATAGACCTTTAAAAATACCTGCTGCTGTAAAAAATAAAGTAAAGAAGATTGACTCCGATATAAAGAAAATAAGTATTGGTGAACGTGAAGCTGCAAGTAAAAGATTAACTAGAATTAAAAAAATGATGGCTGATATGCAAGCAAAAAGAGTCGATGCAAATCCAAGTTCTAAAATGGATGAAATTTTATCAGCATTAAGTAAGTTAGGCCTTTACGTTAAAAAAACCTATGATGCTGGCTTAGGTGCAAGTGGCGGAATTGCCAAAGTTAGTAGAGATAGCAGAAAAAAAGGCCGAGGTGGTATGTAATGAAACTAGATGGTGATAAAGTAGTTGATCAATACGGTGCTGTTCTTGCGGAGTATATCCGTGGAGAATGGCACACTAAAGATCCTGCCGTACTGGATTTTGTAAAAGATACAGAAGAAGTAAAAGTACGTGCTCGTAATGACAAGGGTCAACTAGTTGGAGACGATCCTTCTACTCCCGATGTAAATGAAGCTTGGACTACTAAGGTAGTTAAGAAAGTAAAAGGTAAATAGTGACTATACTAGCAGATGCTAAATTCTTTTCAGCGGCTAAAGATCTCACTGCTACAGCAGGTGGGGCTAGTGGTAATGTTATATACACTTGCCCTAACAACTATATAAGTCTTATTAAATTTATACATGTATCTATTGGAGCTAACTCTACTAAAAAGTATAGCCTTCAATGGTACGAAGCTTCTACTACAACTTATCATTTTATTGTAGATGATCACAGTCTTGCAGGTAATAGTATTGAAGAGGTAATACAGGGTGGTAGCTACCTTGCACTATCTCCAGGAGATAAAATTGTAGGGTTTGAAGAGTCAGGTGCAGATGCTCATATAATTATTTCAGGTGAGGAGCATTACCAACCGACATAACGGGTTTGCAATTTTGTTTGTAGTAAGTTACTGTAGAATATAGTATAACTACTCCTGTCCAGATAGGGCTAACATAGGAGTAGAAAATGTTTAAGAGATTACTTAATAGAATAATAGAAGCAAGAACAGAGTCAGCTAGACGTAAGATTGCAAGAATGCAACTTTACCAAATGACTGACAGAGAACTACGAGACTTAGGTATTGGTAGATATGATATAGAGAGGGTTATACTAACAGGTAAAGCCCTTTGAAGAACGCAATAAGTTCTTTAATGATACTAGGAGTACTTTGGGAGGAGGCTCGTGGACCCAGTAACAATTATCGGTGGAGCTACCGTAGCGTTCAATGCGTTGAAGAAAGGTTTCCAGTTCGGAAAAGATCTTCAAGATATGTCAGGACAACTTACCCAATGGGCTAGTAGTATGAGTGACCTAGCCTACCTAGAACAAAAAAACAAGAACCCTCCTTGGTGGAAAGCACTAAATGGGGGTTCTGTTGAAGCAGAAGCTCTAGAGATATTTACGGCTAAAAGAAAAGCTGAGTCTATGAGGCAAGAGTTAAAAGACTGGATTAGTTTTAGTATGGGTCCATCTGCTTGGGATGAACTTGTAGCGACTGAAGGTAAAATACGTAAACAAAAGAAAGAACAAGAGTACCGTAAAGCAGAAATACAAGAAGCTATTATAACTTGGGGCGTAACAGGTTTGCTTTTAACTGCAGGGTTAGGTATATTTGGACTTATAATTTATATGGTGGCATAATGGCAAGAAACTTAACAGAAAAACAACAGAAATTCTTAGACGTACTGTTTGAAGAAGCTGGAGGTAATCTAGTTACAGCTAGAAAACTTGCAGGTTATGCAGATGGAGTAGCTACAAAAGCTATTGCAGAGTCTTTAGCAGAAGAAATTGCAGACCTTACAAAGAAGTTTATTTCTTCGTCGGCTGTAAAAGCTGCATACTCAATGTTTGAGGTTATGAACAATCCTACAGACTTAGGTAATAAAGAAAAAATGGCAGCTGCAAAAGATGTTTTAGACCGCAGTGGTTTTATTAAGACAGAAAAAGTAGAAGTATCTGCGGCTAATCCACTATTTATATTACCACAGAAAGCTAATGAAGACGAATAGAACTTGGAAGTTACCCAAACCTGTAGAGGTAGATGGTGAATATGAGTGGCAACCTGTTGTAAGAGTTGGTAGACATGTACCATTTGGGTATAGACAAGACCCTGATGACTGTGATATACTACTACCAATTCCAGAAGAACTAGAGTTGTTTGAAAAAGCTAAGAAGTTTATAAAGCAATACAGTTATAGAGAAGTATCAGCTTGGCTCAGTACTCAATCTGGAAAATACATTTCACATGTAGGATTATACAAGAGGGTAAAAATTGAGCAACAACGTAAGAACGAAGCTTCAACTCAACGTTACCTCGCCCAAAGGTACAAAGAAGCGTTACAAAAAGCGGAAAAGCTTGAAACCCAAAGACTCGGTTACAGAGAAAGAGTTAGTTCCAGCCCAACCTAAGCCTGAAGAGATAGACTTTGAAAAAGCTAGAGAAGTTATCTTTGAGCCTAACCCTGGACCTCAGACTAGTTTTTTAGCAGCAACAGAACAAGAAGTTCTTTATGGAGGAGCAGCAGGTGGTGGTAAGTCTTATGCGATGGTTGCAGACCCAGTGCGGTACTTGGGGAATCCAAATGCACGAATGCTACTTGTTCGTAGGAGCACAGAAGAGCTTAGAGAGCTTATATCAGTAAGCAAACAACTTTATCCCAAAGCTATACCTGGAATAAAGTTTATGGAAAGAGATAAAACTTGGGTAGCTCCATCAGGTGCTACATTGTGGATGTCATACCTCGACAGAGAGGATGACGTTATGAGATACCAAGGTCAAGCCTTTAACTGGATTGGCTTTGATGAACTTACACAATGGCCTTCACCTTACGCATGGAATTATATGAGATCACGTCTCCGTACAACAAGGGCTTCAGGTTTGCCACTGTATATGAGAGCGACTAGCAACCCTGGCGGTCCAGGCCATCAGTGGGTAAAAAGAACGTTTATTGACCCTCAAGTGCCTAATAACTCGTTCCATGCTACTGATGAAAATGGGGAAGTGATACAGTGGCCTAAAGGTCACAGTCGAGAGGGTGAGCCTCTGTTCAAACGTAAGTTTATCCCTGCCACCCTTTTCGACAACCCTTATCTATCAGACGATGGTTTATACGAAGCCAATCTTCTGTCGTTACCTGAACATCAACGTAGACAACTGCTCGAAGGTGATTGGGATATAAACGAAGGTGCAGCTTTTCCTGAGTTTAATAGAAACATACACGTAGTAGAGCCTTATGAGATACCTTCTAACTGGGTTCACTTTAGAGCTTGTGATTATGGTTATGGTTCATACACTGGTATTCTTTGGTTTACTATGGTTCCAGGATCTGAACAGCTAGTAGTATACAGAGAACTATATGTATCAAAGGTCACAGCTACTGACCTAGCTGACATGGTACTGGAGATAGAAAATGAGTCAGGGGAGAATATACGTTACGGAGTTCTTGACTCATCTCTTTGGCATAAACGTGGAGATACTGGCCCAAGCCTAGCAGAACAAATGATTTTAAAAGGTTGTCGTTGGAGACCTTCAGATAGATCAAGAGGCTCTCGTGTAGCAGGTAAAAATGAGTTACACAGACGATTGCAAGTAGATGAATTTACAGAGGAACCTAGACTTGTGTTTTTTTCTAATTGCACTAATCTTATATCTCAGCTACCCTCTATTCCTTTAGATAAAAAGAATCCAGAGGATGTTGACACCCACGCAGAAGACCACTTGTATGATGCCTTAAGGTATGGTATAATGACTAGACCACGTAGTAACATATTTGATTTTGATCCTGCATCACAACGTACAGGCTTTCAAGCATCAGATCCCACATTTGGATACTAAGGAAATAAAATGGCAGAAGAAGATTTTGAAGAAATGATTATGGATACAGAAAATACATCTTCTATTGAAGATGTTGCTGAAGAAGATTATTCAGATCCACTTACAGGTCACATCGTTCAGTTTGTCAAAGACAAGTACAGTAAAGCTGATACAGCAAGACAACTAGATGAAGAACGTTGGATTCAAGCTTACAGAAACTATCGTGGTTTATATGGACCTGATGTACAGTTTACTTCTACAGAAAAATCTAGGGTATTTGTAAAAGTAACTAAAACAAAAGTTCTTGCAGCATATGGTCAAATAGCAGAAGTTTTATTTGGCGGTAATAAATTTCCTATTAGTATTGATCCTACAACTCTACCAGATGGTGTAGAAGACACAGTTAGTTTTGAGACTAACCCTGAAGTAAAAAAAGCAGTTGATGCAGAAATGTCTGAGTTACTTCCAGGTGAAACACTACCAGAGTTTAAAGAAAGACTTGGCGCTTTATCTGGTGTATTAGAACCTGTTATCGAAGATGTAAAAGCTACTCCAGGTAAAACTCCAACTTCTGCTCAACTATATCCTGCTGAAGTCTCAGCAAAGAAGATGGAGAAAAAGATACATGACCAACTAGAAGAATCTCATGCAAAGAAACATTTACGTGCTGCTGCTTTTGAAACAGCACTTTTTGGTACAGGGGTTATGAAAGGCCCATTTGCTATAGATAAAGAGTATCCAAACTGGGATGATGAGGGCAACTATTCTCCCATGTTTAAAACAGTTCCACAAACTACATCTGTATCTATCTGGAATTTTTATCCAGACCCAGATGCAGCTACAATGGAAGAAGCAGAGTACGTTGTAGAACGGCACAAGATGTCACGTTCTCAAGTACGTGGCTTAAAGAACCGTCCATATTTTCGTGAGAATGCTGTAGACAATGCTTTACGACTCGGTGAAAGCTATCGCAAACAGTGGTGGGAACACATCATGGAAGATAACTCTGAAGAAGATAGAGCTGATCGTTTTGAAGTTCTAGAGTTCTGGGGTTTTGTGGACAAAGAAGTAATAGAAGATCAAGGGGTAGACATCCCTAAAGATCTAGAAGATGCAGATCAGCTAAGTGTAAATATCTGGATTTGTAATGGGCAAGTGTTACGTCTTGTAATGAATCCATTTACTCCAGCTTATATTCCTTACTTTGCAGCTCCTTATGAGATGAATCCATACAGTATTTTTGGTGTAGGTATTGCTGAGAATATGGATGACACTCAAACACTAATGAACGGCTTTATGCGAATGGCAGTAGATAATGCAGCTTTGTCTGGTAATTTACTGATTGAGGTAGACGAGACTAATCTCGTCCCAGGGCAAGACCTCTCCGTGTATCCAGGAAAAGTGTTTAGGAGACAGGGAGGGGCGCCTGGTCAAGCTATCTTTGGTACTAAGTTTCCAAACGTAAGTAATGAGAACATGCAGATGTTCGATAAGGCAAGGGTATTATCAGATGAATCAACTGGCTTTCCATCTTTCGCACATGGTCAAACAGGCGTATCGGGTGTGGGCCGTACTGCTTCTGGTATTTCCATGCTCATGTCTGCTGCCAACGGCAGTATACGGAATGTAGTTAAGAACATAGATGACTATTTACTAGCTCCTTTAGGTAAAGCCTTCTTTGGCTTTAACATGCAGTTTGACTTTGATACAGATATTAAAGGTGATTTGGAGATAAAAGCTCGTGGTACAGAAAGTCTTATGGCTAATGAAGTACGTAGCCAACGCCTCATGCAATTTATGCAAGTTGTATCAAACCCTGCGCTTGCTCCATTTGCACGTATGGATTACATTGTACGTGAAATTGCTAAGTCAATGGATCTTGATCCAGATAAGGTTGGCAACAATATGGCACAAGCTGCGGTCCAAGCTGAGATACTAAAACAGTTCAGAGAAACTAATCCACCACCTGCACAACCAGGTGTTCCAACACCAGAGAGCCCACAGGGCGCTCCTGCAGGGGCACAGGTGCAGGATACCCAAGGTAGTGGGGGTGGCACTATAGGAACTGGAACAGCCCCTCAGCCAGGAGAACAGGGCTTCTCAGGTAACACTGGTCAACAACAGGTACAATGAAACTAATCGTGAATAACACTTTAAAACCTTTTATTAACAATCCAGAGTTGTACAATCCTTTTCTGGAAGAGATACAAAGTAGAATAGATAAGGTTCATAGACGACTTGAGCAACTTAACGATATAGAAGAAGTTTATCGTGCTCAAGGTGAGATACGTATGCTCAGATCAATGCTAAGACTTAGGGATGACATTAATGGTTAGTACTACAGAGCAGATGAAAGTTTTTGGCTATACTCCTGAAGGTTTAGATCAGGAAGTTGAAAAATATACAGGTAGAGCTAAAGAAGATTTTGCAGAAAGTAAGCTTGAAGAAAAAAGAAGAGCTAATCATCCGTTAAATAATGTTCCGTTTTTTCAACGTCCTGTGAATGCTTCCACAGATGATATAGAAATATCTACTTCAGATCCTGATGTTCGTGCTTTTAAAAATAAATTTGGTGAAACCTATACAATTGCTACAAGTCCTGACCAAAGAGTCGAAAGAGAAAAACTTAGAGATGGTATTATTAGCTCATTAGATGGTGTAAAAGGTTATCTTGAAAATCCTTTTTTACCTAATAAAGAACAAGTAGCAGATTTTGTTAAAGGTGCGGCAGTTGGAACTCTAGAACAAATTAAACAATCAATGAAATCTGGAGCTAGCTACGGAGATATTTTTGGTACACTTGCAGGTGTAGGTGCTGCATCAACTCCATTTAAAGTTCCTGAAGGTTCTTTAAGACTCTTTGGTGGCGTTGGTATGAAAGGTGCAGCTAAGGATAAAAACCTTAAAAAAGCTATTGATCTTTTAAAGAAAGAAGATTCTTATAAAGAAAGTGGAAGTATACCATATGATGCAAATAAAAAAATCTGGAGTGAGACTGGGTGGTATGTAGATCCTGCAGATGGTCAATGGCGTTACTTTATAGATGATACTAAAGCATCGTTAAAAGATCTAGATGAAATTTCAAATATAAATATGTCATTAGATGCAAGAAATCCAACTGATTGGAAAAATGTTAAAGTGTCTGATATTTTTGATCACCCTGAATTTTATGAAAAATATCCCGAACTTAAAAATTTTGAAATTGCATTTTATAATGCAAAACCAAATCGAGAAAATATCAAACTTCTAGGAAGTTATGATGAGCTTACAAATACCCTTGAAATTAATATGGGTGCAGATGCACACAGGTCAATGGTAAATGGTAAGTATGTTACTAATGTAGACGGATTAAAAAAGACCGTGCTTCACGAACTTCAACATGTAATTCAAAAGAAAGAAAATTTTGTTAGGGGTACATCATCTGGCGATATTCCACCAGACCTTGTATATAATAAAGACAGAGAGTTACGTGGTAAAAAGAAACCGATCTCAAAAAAGTTTGATGAGGCAGAAAAAGAATTAAAATTAACTAGCATACAACTTACAAAAGCACAAAAGAAGTCACGTGATAATCCATTACCAGGTTTAACTACAAAACAAGAAATAGAAATATACAATAGACATTATTCCAAACCTGATGAATTAAAACAAGATGTAACTTGGGCTTCTACAGCAAGAGAATATGGAGTTCCTGTATCAATAGTACAAAAAGCTGCAAATAGAACTAATTTAATTGGTAGACTTAATAGAAAAAGAATAGAACAACGTTTAGTATCAGGTAAATTAGCTGATGATGTTTATGATGTAAATCGAGAAAGATCTAAGATAGAAACATACTTTTACGAAGGTGCAGGTGGTGAAATAGAGGCACGTCTTACTGAAGAAATGTTAGACCCTTCTATGACTATTGCACAGCTTGAGTCTGGTGCTACAGCTAAAGATATATTTCCAGTCGATGCTAGAGCAGGTATGCTTGAAAAAGAAGGTAATATGTACCAATACCAAGGTAAGTATGGCGTAGACCCTTTTGAGTATGAAATAAAACCAAGAAGAGAACCAGAGTCAACTAATCTTGTAGATACTGTAAAAAAGAAATTTGGTATTATTGATAATGTAAAACCTACAGAAGCTACGTCAGAATTTGATGCAGGATCTATTAGAATAAGACCTAAAGAAAAACCTTTTGAATTAGAAGATATGTATAGGGTTGATTTTGATTGGGGTAGATTAAATCTTACAGACTCCCAAGTTGCAGAACTAGCTAATGTAGAAAGAAGTGTTTTGGCAGCAGGAGGCGGTCAGAAAGCTGTAGAAGCAGCAGAAAAGAGAGTACAAGATGCTATTGATGCAAGAATACCTGCAATAACAGAATCGTTAAAAGATATATTAACAACATCAGATAAAAGTGTTGTAAGTCTTGATGACTATAAAAATGCTGTAGAAGCTACTGTTAGATTTGACACAGTAGAAGAAGCAGCAGAAAGTATATCAAATCAAAGAGGTCTATTAAATAAGATGGGTCCAGGTATGATGGACGATATGCTTTTTGATGACAGATCCATGACAGCTTTTGAACAGTTACCAGACAATGAAATTTTTCAATATATATTTGATGAAGGACTAGATAGAGCTTTAGTAGATTGGGCTGTAAAAGAAGAAGCTATACGTAAATCTTACAATAAATATACGAAAGCAGCCAATAAGATAGAAACACCAAGTGCAGGAGCTATCAGGAAGAAACAAAGTTTAACACTAGATGACTTTGGGTATTATCAAGATAATCCTGCAACTAAAGGTCGAGAGGGTGGCGAAGACTGGGTTAAAAAACAACAAAGATATGCAGAAGAAGATGCAGAACGTGGAGGCACTGGTGCTACTAAAAAGTTTTTTAATGGGCCAACTACTGCTACTTTAGGAATGATGGATAATGACAAATCTTTATTTTTAGACTCAAAATTTTTAGCTTCTCTTAAAGGAGCTAATAATGAAATTCGTGATGCTTCTGACTCTAAATATCAAGCACTTTTAAAAGATGCTCAAGATGGTGGTTTTGATCCAAATCAAAAAGGAAATAAGGTAGTTGTAGGAGTAAACCATAAAGGTAAAGCCTACATTATTGAGGGAAACACTAGAGTTGCTGTTGCTTCTGAATTAGGTATTCCCTCTGTAAAAGTTGAAGTAAAATACTGGAATGGTGCAGAAACAGTAGATGGACCTTACTCCCCACAAAATATTTTAAAGTATGCAAGTAAAGAACCTAAAAACTTTGCCGAAGGAGGCGACACAGTGAGACCAGAACCAAGACCAGAAGCAGAGGTAGATGTATCTCCTAGAGCAGAAGCAGGAGATCAGTTTTTTGTAGAACAAGCTGAAAGAAATAAACCATTCCCTAATGTTAAACCAAAACCAAGACCTGATTTAGATAAAAATAAAGGTCGTACTTATGACATTTATTCTGTAGAAATTGATGGAAGAGAAACAAATGTTATTGAGTTTAAAGATGGTAAAAGAATATCTGCACCTCAAATTCAACAAATGTTTATGGAACATTCAAGTGCATCGGAAGCATATCCAGGAAAACAAACTTCACGAGAAATATCAAATTTTCTTGAAAAAAATAATCCCACGTATGACGAGTTTGTTAAACATTTCACTGCAAAAAGATTAAACAAAGGTGGAGCCATGATGGAAGAACAAATGCAGATGGCCTTTATGGATGAAGGTGGTCTAACAGATGATGGTATGGATGTAGATCCAGTATCAGGTAATGATGTACCTTCAGGTTCTATGGCTGAAGAAGTACGAGATGATATACCTGCACAGTTATCAGAAGGTGAATACGTAGTCCCTGCTGATGTTGTTCGTTACTATGGTGTAAAGTTTTTTGAAGATTTGCGAGAAAGAGCAAAAATGGGCTTGCAAGAGATGGAAATGAATGGTAGAATAGGTGGTGAGCCAGTACCTGCAGGTGGTCCAGTAAATAACGAAGAGTTATCTCCAGAAGAAATGCAAGCTATACAAGAGATGATGGGTATGTCCCAAGGTGGTCAAGTAAGAGGTTATCAAGCTGCAGGAAGTGTAACTGCTAATCAAGTTGAGCAACAAATGTTATCTGCAGGAAGTGCTGCCCAAGCTGAAAATTATGTAGGTAGCCCATTAGGTTTTTCTATTTTTGGAGATTCTAGTACCGGAGTTCAAAATCCTAATCAACAACCTGAAACTCCTACTTTTACTCCTATTACTTTATATAATACAGCTGGTCAAACTAGGACTGTAAATAGTGAAGCAGAAAAAACAAAAGCAATAGCCGATAAGTACACTATGACTTTATCTGAATACAATATGTATCTATCTAAAAGAGGTGGTGGTGGTGGTACCTCAATAACACCTCCAGGTGGAGACGGAGATAGAGAAGTAAAACCTTGGGGTCAAGACCTTAAAGATTGGAATGATGTAGATGATATTAAACAGTTTGTAGCTCAAGCTGAAAGAGGTAATCTATCTGGGTCTGGTAGATTTTTAAGAGGTGCAGGTTTTGCAATTGCTGGTTTACCAGGTGCAATGTTAGCAGGAGCATTTCAAAGTTTTAAAGGTTTAAATGGTTTGTATGATATGGAAGCTGCTCAAATTATTGCAGAAGCAAAAGGTAAAGCGGGTTCTAAAGAACATGCAGACTTAGCTGTTGAGATACAAAAAGGTATAGATACTTATTTAGAAAAAGGTGGTGGTCTTGTAAACTTGGCCTATAAACCTAGAAGCAAGAATGTTATGAACAAAGTTAATGGGGTATTTGTAGGAACTGGTTATGAAGATGTTAACTCATGGGCAGCAGGTACTTCTAAAACTAAAAGACCTCTTCAAACTAAAAATGTAGATGCTTTAAGAACAAAAATACAAAAAGATAGGGCAAATAAAACAAATTTAGCAAAAGCAAAAGTTACAGCTATAAAATCAGAAGCTAAAAGAACTGGAAAGTCTATAGCAGAAATTGGAAGAGAAAAAGCACCATCTTCTGAAGCTAAATCACCAACGCAAAAAGCTAAAGATGAAGGTGATCCAAGAGCAGGTTTAATAAATAAAGGTGGTCTAATGACCAAAGGCAAAAAGAAAAAATAATAAGGCTACTCAGCTTCGGCTGACCCCAACAGAAAAGGAAAAAATATGCCTGAATTAGCAGAAGTAGAAACACAGAAGACAGCAGGATTTGTAGACAGAGGTTACAATCACGAAAAGAAACGTAGCCGAATGGAAGCTGAAGAAGAGGAGATCCGTAAACTTGAAGCTGAACAACGTGGAGAAGACGACGAAGAACAGCAACCAGAAGAAAAAGCTTCCAAAGAAAAAGAGGCCGATACAGAAGTTAAAGAAGAAACGTTATCTGCTGAAGAAAAATCGTTTAAAAAGCGTTACGGTGATCTAAGACGCCACATGCAAGATAAAGAAAAGGAATGGGATGAAAAGTTTCAAGCCTTTGAAAAAAGATTAGAAAAAGAATCTATTGTACCACCTAAGTCTGATGAAGATATAGAACAATGGGCTAAAGAGTATCCAGACGTAGCAGGTATTGTAGAAACCATTGCTGCTAAAAAAGCTCAAGAGATGTTTAGTAAAGCTGAAGCTCGTATGCAAGAGTTTGATAAGATTCAAACAGAAGCTGAAAGAACTAAAGCTGAAAGTGTTATACGTAAATCTCATGAAGACTTTGATGACCTACGTGCATCCGAAGAGTTTCATACTTGGGTTGAAGAACAACCTAAATGGGTACAAGATGCACTATATGAAAACTCAGATGACCCTGCTTCTGTAGTCCGTGTTATAGATCTATACAAAGTAGACAAAGGTCTAACTAAGACTGCAAAGAAAGCAAAAGCTAAAGAAGCAGCTTCTACTGTAACTAAACGTACTAAGACACAAGTAGATGTAGAAGATGCAAATGACGCAATTCGTGAGTCAGAAGTTGCAAAAATGTCCGATATGGAGTTTGAAGAACGATCTGACGAAATTAACAAAGCTATCCGTTCGGGTAAATTTGTTTACGATGTATCTGGCAAAGCTAGATAAAACTGTTGACAAATCAATTTTCAGCAGTATAACTATGGGTATATTGACAAAAGCCTCACTTTGACTACCTTTTGTCATACTCAAATTCATAAGAAGTCTAAACTAAGAAGAACTACCTGGACAAGTATAGGCCCAGTGGTATTTGCTAGCGCAAGTAAATATTAACTGCACCCTAGAAAACGTACAGCCCCTTTTAGATGTTTAAGCTTAATTCAAGCCAAATATCAGGAGGATTTTATCATGGCTTTTACAACAACAGGAGGATACGGTAACTTACCTAACGGTAACTTTTCCAGTATCATATACTCCAAAAAAGTACAACTTGCATTCCGCAAGAGTACAGTATGTGGTGACATCACCAATTCAGATTATTTTGGGGAGATAGCTGCCCAAGGTGATACGGTGAAAATCATCAAAGAACCTGAAATCTCAGTGAGCGCATATGCTAGGGGTACACAGGTTAATGCACAAGATCTTGACGATGAAGACTTTTCTCTAGTCGTTGATAAAGCTAACTACTATGCTTTTAAGATTGACGATATTGAGGAAGCTCATTCACATGTCAACTTTATGGATCTTGCTACCAATCGTGCAGCATATCGTTTAGCTGATCAGCATGACCAAGAAGTTCTTGGCTATCTATCAGGTTACAAACAGTCTGCACTACACACCGATGCTGACACAGTTAATGACCAAACAAATGGTTCAAAAGCTGTATCAACAGCAGGTTCAGACGAGTTGTTATCTTCAATGAAACTTATCAAGTCTTCATTTGGTAACATCACAACGTCTTCTGCAGGAGATCACTCAATTCCTGTAGCAGCACGTTTACCAGGTGCAACTGCACTACCAACAGCAACTGTTTCTCCTGCGATGATTATATCACGCATGAAGCGTTTGTTAGATCAACAACAAGTTGATTCACAAGGTAGGTGGCTCGTAGTTGACCCAGTATTCATGGAAATCTTAGCCGATGAGGATTCTCGATTCTTAAACGCTGATTACGGTGAATCAGGTGCTCTACGCAATGGTCTAGTACTGAACAACATGCATGGCTTCAGACTCTATACTTCCTCAAACCTTCCTCACGTAGGTACAGGTTCAGGAACTGCAGGTTCTGCAAACCAAAACACTAACTATGGTGTGATCGTTGCAGGTCATGACTCAGCAGTAGCAACTGCAGAGCAGATCAGTAAGACTGAAACATATCGTGATCCTGACAGCTTTGCTGACATCGTTCGTGGTATGCATCTATACGGCAGAAAGATTCTTCGTCCAGAAGCAATCGTAACTGCTAAATATAACGCAGCGTAAGGGGAGATTGAATTATGGCTTTAGGTGATAATACACTTCAGTCTGCTCGGGGAGCCAATGCTAACCCAGGTAGAAAACCCTACATGGTTCAAACTGTTTTGAATCTAGCAACTGCTTTGTCTGACAAAGGTTCTGCTCTTGCAGCATCTGATGTCGTTCCAGTAATTGCTGTCAAAAAAGGAACTATGATTCTTAATGCAGGTATGGAAGTTGATACAGCTTCTGACGGTTCTACATTAACTCTAGATCTAGGAACAGGGGCTGATGCCGATTGTTTTGTAGATGGATTTGATGGTACATCTGCAGCAGCAGTAGTTGCACAGAACCCTGCGGCATTCCAACCATTAATGGCTGTAGCTGATGACAACATCGACATGACAATTGCAACATTGTCTGGTGGTGCTGTTACTACAGGCAAGATCCGAATTTGGGCATGGATGATGGATTGCACAGATATAGGTAATGACGGTACTGCTAATGAAGTAGATCGTGATGCACTTGCATAACTAACTTAGGGGGCAGGGAAACTTGCCCCTTTAAGCTTATCTAAGGGATTTTTTCATGGCAACTTATATAACATTAGTAAATCAACTTCTTGTTCGTCTAAACGAAGTGACGTTAGACACTGCAGGGGATGGTTTTGCTACAGTACGTAATGTTCAAGCACTTGCTAAAGATGCTATTAATAACTCCATTAGAAATATAGTACAAACAGGACAAGAGTTTCCTTTTCTAAAAACAACTAATACACAGACACTAACAGCAGGTACTAGGCAGTATGCCTTTCCTGCTGATTTTGCTTCTGTAGATTGGGATACCTTTTATATAAAAAAACTAGGGTCTGCAGGTAATACACCTAGTTTTCTTCCTACAATATCTTTTGAAGAATATACTCAAAGATTTCGTGGGTTAGATGATGAAGGTGATTCTGGTTCTGGTATATCTGCACCACAACGTGTATATCAAACACTAGAAGCAAAGTTTGGTGTTACACCTGTACCAAACGATAGTTATGTAGTAGAATACGTATACTTTTCATTTCCATCAGATCTTACAGCTTTTGATGACACATCTGTTATTCCAGATAGATTTAATCACGTACTAATTGATGGAGCTATGATGTACATGATGCGATTTAGATCTAATGATCAAAGTGCTGCTATACACCAACAAAACTTTCAAGACGGTATAAAATCTATGAGACGAGTACTTATGGATGATCCACTTGATGTTAGATCAACAGTAATACAAAGAAACAAATCATTCAGTAACACTATTAGCAGTATTGTATAATGCCAGATAATTTAGCCTCTTTTAAAGCCTACTGTGAAGGTGGGCTAAATACAAACAGGGATGTGTTGTCGCAAGGTGAAAGACAACCTGGTTCTGCAATTAGGCTTACTAATTATGAACCTGCTGTTACTGGTGGCTACCGTAAAATAAACGGATTTAGCAATGATTATGGTACAGTTACAGGTACAGGAAATGTACTTGGTGTTTGTGTAATAAACGGTATAAATGATGGTATATTAGCTTGCCGTACCCCTTCCAGTGGTAATAACTATTTACATAAGTGGAATAATACCTCAAGTGCATGGGATGCTGTAAGTACCTCTGGCTCACCTACAATGTCAGGTGTAACTAAGGTTAGATTTACAAAATACAACTTTGGTAGCCCAAAGGTTATTCTTACAGACGGTATAAACCCTGCAGCTACATACGATGGCACTACATACACTCAGATTACTCATGCTGATGCTCCCACAGACCCTAAATTTTCTGCTGTATTTCAAAACCACATGTTTTTAGCAGGTGATCCTGCAGAAAATACAAACTTATACTTTAGTGCTCCATATGCAGAAACAGACTTTAGTGCAGCAAATGGATCTGGAGTAATAAACGTAGGTTTTTCTATAGTAGCTATAAAGACTTTTAGAGATGCTCTGTACATTTTTGGCACTAATAACATTCGTAAGCTTGTTGGTAATAATATTTCTAACTTTGTATTAGAAACTATTACAGATGACTTAGGATGTTTAGCTTCAGACAGTGTTTTAGAGATAGGTGGTGATCTACTTTTCTTATCTCAAGATGGTATCAGACCTGTTTCAGGTACAGATAAAATTGGAGATGTTAATTTAGAAACAGTGTCAAAAAATATTCAGTCTATATTTGCTGATGTTATTTTTGATGTTGATCTTGAAGGTTTAAATGCTGTAATAATTAGAAAGAAAACACAATTTAGATACTTTTTTGCAGCGGCAGATACTCAAGGAATTATAGGGGGTTTTAGACAAACTCCCAACGGTATAAGTTTAGAGTTTGGACAATTACTTGGAATACAGGCCACTTGTGCTGACAGTGGTTACATAGGTCAAAATGAATTTGTTCTTCATGGAGATACTACAGGTAAAGTATATAGACAAGAAAAAGGTAATAGTTTTGGTGGAAGTGAGATATTTAGTTCTTATCAAACACCTTATTACTATATGCAAGATCCTGAACAAAGAAAAATATTTTACAACGTAGCAACATACATGCGTTCTGAGGGTGATAACGAGTTATTTATGTCTGCTGTTTATGATTACGAAGATTCAAACATTTTAAGTCCTACAGATTTTACATTAACAAATGATAATGCAGCAGCATATTATAACGAGGCAGCTTTTGCAGCAGATGATGCGACAAGTGGGGCTGTTTTTGATGGTGATCCTTCACCAGTACGTAGGACAAATATTTCAGGTTCAGGAAAATCAGTATCTTTTAGATATGTAACTAATGATACAAAAGCATCACACAGTATACAAGGTCTAGTGATTACTTTTGGGGTAGGAGATAGGTTATAAAATGGCAGGTTATACAAGACAATCAAGCAGTAATATACAACCAGGTGAGATTGTAAAATCTGGTCCAGTAAACAATGAATTTAATGCGATAAGAGATGCTTTTAATAAAACATCTGGTCACAAACATGATGGTACAACTGCAGAAGGCGCATATATACCAGAGATTTCTGATACAGATAATTATAATAAAGTAGTTATAGATACAACAAATAATCGTATTGGATTTTTTAGTGAAGTATCTTCTGCTGCTGTAGAACAAGTAAGAATACAAGATGGTGCTATTGTTCCTGTAACAGATAACGACATTGACCTTGGTACATCTAGTTTAGAATTTAAAGATTTATTTATTGATGGCACAGCTACAATAGACACTCTTACTGTAGATGAAAGTGCTACTATTACTGCAAACTTAACAGTAAACGGAAACACCACTCTTGGTAATGCTGCTTCAGATACAGTTACTCTTACTGCTGACGTTGCATCTGCTATTACTCCTTCTGCTGATAACACACATGACCTTGGTGCTGTAGGCTCTGAGTGGCGTAACTTATACGTTGATGGACAAGCTTTAATAGATGACCTTGTAGCTGATACTGCCGACATAAATGGTGGTAATATTGATGCTACTGTTATTGGTGCATCTACTGCTGCCGCAGGTACATTTACTGATCTTACCTCTAGTGGCACAATGACTATAGCTACTGTTGATATTAATGGTGGAGCTATTGATGGTGTAACTATTGGCGGTTCCAGTGCAGGTGCAGGTACATTTACAACTGTTACAGCTTCAGGTGCAGTAGCTATTAATGGTGGTCTTACTATGGACACCAACAAATTTACTGTCGCAGATACTAGCGGTAACACTGCAATAGCAGGTACATTAGATGTTACAGGTCAAACAACTGTAGCTAACTTGACAGCTACAGGAACTACTGTACTACCTGCTACATCTTTTGGTGATGCAAATATTACTAATGTAGGTGATATTGCATTAGATAGCATCAGTGCAGACGGCAGTACTATTACTATTACAGGTAACACTACCTTTGCTGATGGCTCTTTTGATTTTAATATTGCATCTCACGATGGTACTAATGGTCTTGCTCTTGGTGGTACTGTAGTAACAGCTAGTGCAGCAGAGCTAAATAAACTAAAAGATGTAACTTCAACAACTGCCGAAATAAATATCCTAGATGGAGATACTTCAGCTACCTCAACAACTGTAGCAGATGCAGATCGTGTTGTGCTAAATGATAATGGTACAATGGTACAAGTTGCTGTTACAGACCTTGCTGCATATTTTGACGATGAAATTACAGCAATGCCGAACCTTGTCACCACAGCAGCAACAACTGTGGGTGCTCTTAACTCTGGTTCTATTACATCTGGCTTTGGTACTATTGACACTGGTTCTAGTACAATTACCACTACAGGAGCTATCACAGGTGGTAGTCTTGTAATATCTGATGGAGGTAATATAGGCTCATCTAGTGACACAGACGCAATATCAATTGCTTCTGGTGGTAACGTCACAATGACTCAAGATTTAACTGTTACAGGAAACTTGACAGTCAATGGCTCTACATCAACTATTAGTACAACTAACACAACAATTGAAGATGCTCTTATAGAGTTAGGTACAGGAACATCTGGTACTCCATCTAATGATGCAGGTATTGTTATTGAACGTGGTTCAGCAGACAATGCCTTTATTGGTTATGATGAGTCTGCAGATAAGTTTACAGTAGGTACAGGATCATTTACAGGTGCATCTACAGGTAATCTTACAATTACAACAGGAACTCTTGTAGCTAATATAGAAGGTAATGTAACAGGTAACGTTTCAGGATCGTCAGGTTCTACTACAGGTAATGCTGCAACTGCCACTGCTCTTGCAACTGCTAGGGATATTGGTGGTGTATCTTTTGATGGTACTGGAGATATAAACTTACCAGGTGTTAATACTACAGGTGATCAAAATACAACTGGTAATGCTGCAGGTTTAACCAGTATGAATACAACTGTAGCAGAACTAAATGTTATGGATGGTGACACCTCTGCTACCTCTACAACACTTGCTGATGCTGATAGAGTTGTTGTCAATGATGCAGGAACTATGAAGCAAGTAGCTCTTACTGACTTTGAAACTTACATGGAAACATCCTTAGACACTCTAAGTAATGTAACAACAGTTGGTGCTCTTGATAGTGGTAGCATAACAAGTGGCTTTGGAGCTATAAATAATGGCTCAAGTAATATTACTACATCGGGTACTATACAGTTTGGTAGCTTATCAGATGGCACAGTAACAGTTACAGACATTGCAGATGAAGATAACTTTAGTAGTAATAGTGCAACTAAACTTGCAACACAGCAATCTATTAAAGCTTACGTAGATAGCACAGCAGGTCAAGCTAATAATGTTACAAATCTTACAGCTACAGGTGTAGAGTTAAACACTGTTGCAGATGCGTCAGGTGTAAGCATAGATACATCAACAGCAGTGGCAGCTAATGATGCATTGTTGTTGTATGATAACTCAGGTTCATCTATAGGATACTTTGATGTAGATTTACTTGACACATATTTCTCAGCTACAACTAAAACTCTAACAAACAAAACTCTTACTAATCCTATAGTCAGTGGCTTATCTTTAAGTGATGCAGGTCTTACGATAGAGGGTTCTAGTGCTAACGATCACGAAACTGTTCTAAATGTTACTGATCCTACTGCAGATAGAACAATTACTTTACCTGATGCTACAGGTACAGTAGTTACTACTGGTAACTTATCAGCTATTACAAGCACAGGAACTCTTACAAGTCTTACCGTTGATGACATCACGATCAATGGCTCAACCATATCTGATGGTGCCGATCTAACTATAGATGTTGGTGGTGATTTAATTATTGATGTTGATGGGGCTGATGTTAAATTTAAAGATGGTGGTACAGAGTTTGCCCATCTGTTTAAAAGTGGCAATAATTTTGGCATTTATTCAGCAATATCAGATGGAGATATTCAATTTATAGGTGTTGATGGTGTGTTGGGTCAAGTAACTGCCCTTACACTTGATATGTCAGAAGCAGGTGCTGCTACTTTTAATAGTACGGTTACAGCTAACGCAGGAGTAATTGTAGACAATATTACAATAGATGGCACACAGATAGACTTATCTTCTGGTGATTTAACTATTGATGTAGCAGGAGACATTATTCTTGATGCTGATGGTGGTGATATTATTTTTGCAGATGGGGGAGCTTACAAACTATCTATTGCTAATAGTTCAGGTGATGTGGCATTTGTAAACAATAGTACAGATAAAGACCTAATATTTAAAGGATATGATGGTGCGTCTCTAATAACTGCGCTTACCCTAGATATGTCAGATGCAGGAAGTGCGATATTTAACAATCACGTTTATATATCTGACAGTAGCAAATTACAGTTTGGTGCAGCATCGGATTTACAGATTTATCACGACACTAATAATAGTATAATAGAAGATGCAGGAACAGGAGCATTAAAACTTAAGGGAGATGACATACGATTAGAAGATGCCTCTGGTAATAATATTATTAAAGCAGTCGGTAGTGGTTCAGCAGAACTGTATGAAGCAGGTAATAAGAAGTTAGAAACTACGGCAAATGGAATTAACGTAACAGGTGATGTAGTTGTTACTAATGATATTTATGTTGCCGATCAGATTATACATGAGGGCGATTCCGATACCTATCTACAATTTCACAATGCCAACGAATTTCGTATTGTTACTGGCGGCACAGAAATGCTTGAGGTAAATGACACCACTGTTCAGTTTGGTGCAGCCGCAAACCTTAATGGAAACAATCTTACCAATGTCGAAGATATATATCTCCGTGATAAAATTTTTCACGATGGCAATACTGATACTCGAATTGGGTTTGCTATTAACGAAATACAATTTTCGGTTGATGGTGAGCAAGAAATGAAAATAACCACTGGTGGTGTTTTTTTAGATAATGCTGCTCTTAATGAAGACTATGACGCACTGTCTGGAACAAGTCCAACTATAAGTACTTCTGCAGGTGGTATGTTTAGTTTAACTATGTCAGGCAATACCACCTTTACTTTTCAAGGTGCAACTTCGGGTTATGCTGTTGGTTTCATCCTACAGTTAACAGGAAACGGTGGTACAGTTACATATCCTAACTCAGTAGATTTTGCAGGTGGTACTGCACCAGATGCTCCTGCAAACGGAGAGACTGACATACTTGTTTTTATTACAAGAGATGGTGGAACAACATGGTATGGTGCATTAGCTATTGACGCAGCAGCATAAATATAATATAATAGGAGAAAATTATGGCAGCTGAAATTACATGGAATATTCCAACAGTAGAAAGAAATCTTAGTAACGGTGGTATTACTGTTATTCATTGGCTTTGCCAAGGAGTAGACGGAGATCACAGTTGGGATGCTGTAGGATCAACTAGTCACACACCAGATGCAGATGCAGATGGTTTTATTGCTTACGATAGTGTGACAGAAGCGAATTGCATTACATGGGCTAAAGCACAGCTTGATGTAGATGCGATAGAAGCAGGTGTTACTGCAGGAGTTGCAAAGATGGTAACACCAACAACAGCCACAGGACAACCTTGGGCATAATATCTTAACAAAGGAGAAATCAAATGGTAGAGAAACAAACAAAAACCATTACGATCAACGATAAAGAATATACTGAAGATCAACTAACAGATCAACAAAAGGTAATCATCAACCACCTTACTGACCTAGACAGAAAGATAGGATCAACACAGTTTAACCTTGATCAACTTACTGTAGGTAAAAATGCATTTATGAGTATGCTAAATGAGTCACTTGAAGAAGAGTCAGATTCTACTGAGGAATAATTAATGCCTAGTGTAAAAAATATGTTAGCGGCTGCAGCAGGTGCAGCAGGGGGTGATCCTGTTAATATAGAGGATGTTTTTCACACCCATTTAGAAACAGGTACAGGCTCTGCTTACACTGTTAATAATGGTATTGATCTTTCTGGCGAAGGTGGGTTGGTTTGGATAAAAGGTAGGAATAATTCAGGGTACAATCACACTTTATATGATACCGCAAGATCAGGAACTTTATTTTCTGATACAGCAAATGCTGCAAGTGATTATGCTTCAGAAATTGCATCTTATAATAATAATGGATTTACTACTGTAAGTAGTGGAGCATCATATAATAATGTAAGTGGAACAGACTACGTTGCTTGGACATTCCGCAAAGCCCCTAAGTTCTTTGACATTGTTACCTATACTGGAAATGGTACGGCAGGTCGTACTATAAGTCATAATCTTGGTACTACTGTTGGATCAGTGTGGGTAAAAAGAAGGGACAGTTCTGCTTATTGGATGATTTATCATAAGGGTATACACTCAAGTAATCCTGAGTATTATCATTTAGCTTTAAATGAAACTTTTAGTTTTAATGACCTTGGTCAAAGTCAATCAAATCCAAGTAATATGTGGAATCAAACTGCCCCAACATCTACACAAATTACGTTAGGTTCAGATACAAATGTAAATGAACCTAATGCAACCTTCGTAGCATACGTTTTTGCACACAACAATAATGACGGTGGCTTTGGTCCTGATGGAGATAAAGATGTTATAAAATGTGGAACTTATACTGGTGATGGGGGTGCAGGAACAACAGAAGTAAACTTAGGGTTTGAACCACAGTGGATATTAGTTAAGGCTTCTAGTGCAGCCGATAATTGGTTTTTGATAGATAATATGCGAGGCTGGGTTACTCACAATAACCAATCAAATGATGCTTATATATTGCCAAATACTAATAGTGCAGAAAGCACAGGTGGTTTTTTAGACATAACTAGTACAGGATTTAAGACAACACTTTATAGTAATGTTAATGTAAATAATAGAGACTATATCTACATAGCTATACGTAGAGGCCCAATGGGTATACCTACAAGCGCAAGCAATGTATTTAATGTGGTGGACAGAAACTCAAGTACAACTCCACAATATAAAAGTGGCTTTGTTACAGACACAGTTATAAATCTATATACTTCTACAGGTACTGCGAATAGAAGAATTTACAGTAGACTTACTGGCGATAAAAAACTTTTTACAGAAGCAACTAGTGCTGCTCAAGATGATTCAGATCGTAAATGGGATTTTATGGATGGTTTTGCAGGTGTTACTAGCGATAACTACGATGGCGTTATGTGGGCTAGAGCGCCAAATTACTACGATACAACTGTCTACAACGGAACAGGGTCTGCAAAAACTGAACCGCACAACTTAGGCATAAAACCGGATATGATGTGGTTCAAGAAGTTAAATAGCACAAGTAACTGGGTAGTTTGGCATAAAGATTTAACATCAACAACAAACAACTATATTCTTTTAGACCAAGACTTTGATGAGCAGCCCCTTTCAACCGCATGGAATGGTTCGGAGCCAACTGCAACAAATATAAACCTCGGCACTTGGTCGCAAGTAAATCAAAGTGGTAGCCAATTTATTTGTCATTTATTTTCTTCTTTAAGTGGCATTAGTAAAGTTGGAATGTTTACTGGTAATGGCACTAGTCAGACAATAGACTGTGGGTTTGGCTCAGGATGCAAACTGTTTATTGTGAAAAGATTAGATGGAACTAGCCCTTGGCTTATGTTTACTAGCCATCATGGGATTGTATCAGGAAACGATACATTTTGGTTTTTAAATGATACAAGCCAATACGTTACTGCTGATATAGTAGACCCTACAAACTCTGGCATTATAATAAATTACGATTCTGCACGTTATATGAATATAAATAACGCTAAATACATTTTCTATGCAGTCGCAGCATAATCAAGCTCATATGAAAGGATCAATCTAATGGGTGAATATAGAAATAGAACAACAGGTGAAGTTAAAACACAAGGTGAACTTAGGCGTGACAATCCTAATATGTCTATGCCTAGAACATGGAATAGTAATACACATGACGCATTAAATGTAGACCCTGTGCTTGAAGCACCTAAACCTACATCTGGTATTGGACAATATCAACAGGTTGTACGTAATGGTGTAGTACAAGATGCCAAGGATAACTGGGTTCAAGCTTGGAAAATTGTAGATATGTTTGCTGACATTGAAGGTGGTCAAACTAAATCACAACAAGAAACTGCATATCAAACATCTTTAGATACTAATGCAGCAAGTCGTAATCGTATTCAACGTGATAGACTTTTAGCTGAAACAGATTGGTGGGCTGTATCGGATCGTACAATGACCTCTGATCAAACAACTTATCGTCAGGCATTACGTGATATAACAACACATTCTGACTGGCCTCATCTGGAAGATGATGACTGGCCTACTAAACCTTAAGGTAAACTATGAGTGACATCAAGCTAACCCCAGAAGAGATAGAGACAATGCTAGACAACGCAGCTAGGCGTGGTGCTAAAGAGGCACTACGTTCTATTGGGTTACTTGACGATGACGCAGCCAGAGATATTATAGAGATGAGAAGTTTACTAGAGGCATGGCGTGACACACGTAAGTCTGTTTGGTCAACTGTAGTTAAATTAACCACTGTCGCACTGCTGACGTTTATTGCAGGTGCAGTGTGGATGACAATGGGTAAATAAGGAAAAAGATATGGCGCTTACAGAATATGAAAAAAATTATCAAGCTCAACAGCAAAGTGATAGGGCGTTAGAACAAGAAAGAATAGCAGCAGAAGCTGCAGCCGCTAAAGCAGAGCTTCAAAAGTCTGGTGACTTTGATAAAGCTACTACAGGAACTCCTATTCTTTATAAAAATGGACAAGCAGGAACATCAACAGACCTTCAAAGATTTAACGAGGGAAAAGGTTATGCTGTTTATAACAGTGTTACAGATGCAAATGGTGATCAATACGTAGCTGTATCTGGTAAAAACTCTAGCTTTATTAATAAAATAGGTGCTGATGGAACTATCGAAAGAGTAACAACTCCTCCTAAGAAAAAGGGTAATAAAAACACTAATGTAAACAGAGTTCTTGGAGCTTTTGAGGATTTAAAAGCAACACTAGATTTAACCGCACCTGTTATAGATGATGATGTAGTAGATCCTGTAGTAGATCCTGTAGTAGATCCTTTAGTAGATCCTTTAGTAGATCTAGTTGATCCTGTTGAGCCAGTAGATCCTGTTGAGCCAGTAGATCCTGTTGAGCCAAAAGATCCTGAGGAACCGGAAGAGCCTGTAGTATCTGGAGGAGATTTTACTTCTACAATACCTTCTACAGAAGTAATAGAAATAGGTCCAGGTGAAGTAGCCCCGATAGATCCTAATACTCCTGAAACAGTAGTTCAAGGTGTTGCACCAGTTACATATACTGGAGGTGGAGTAGATACTACAGCAACAACTAGTGGTAGTACTTATGTTCAACCAACTGTTAAAGATATGACTACTTCAATTACTTCTCCTACGACAGGATATGTTGCAGGTAATGTAGCTCCTCAAGCTGCTGTAACTGGTACATTTAACCAACCACTTCAAACTGCAGGATTATCTGCAGTTCCCGATCAAATAAGTTATAAAACACATTATGCAGGAACTCAAGGTGCTGTACCAGAAAATTTAATAACTAATGCCCCAGGCACAGGTGAATATATTTCTGTAGGCTATCAACAAGTTCCTTATATAAATAGGCTAACTACTCAAGAAATAATGGTAACAGAATTTAATGGTAGGCCAATTACAAATGTACCCCCAGGTTTTACAAGAAAGTTTGCTAAAAGTTCAACTGCTCAAGCTGTAAATATGGCAGAAGGTGGTGATGTTACATTAGCTAGAAAATTTTTAGGGTTTGACGGACCTCCACAACAACTTGATAATTTCCTACAAGCCAATCCATCCTCAGCAGCACGTATGGGTAAATATAGGCAGGCTATGACAACCATGGGTGGGATGCGTATGGGTGCTGCAGAAGGTACAATAGTACCTAATCAAGCTAATATAGCAGGACAACCTCATAGGCTTGCTTACGTAAATCCACAAGAAGAACGTATGATGAAAGCTGCAGGAGGTGCAGGTGTACCTTCTTATGGTGGTATACCAACTTATTTTACTCTGTCACCTGACCCTAATAATCCACCAGAAATAGGGTCTGTCACAACTGATCCAAGTACAGGGTATAAGTACACTTGGAATGGAACTTCTTATGATATTACAGATAGAGAAGGTAATTCTGCAGGAACAACTGGAGGACTTGGTAACACAGGAGATCAAGGTTCAACAGGTCAACCTGGAGGTATAAATGAACAACAGTTTAAAGCTATGAGTCAAGGTCTTGTTGGTCAAACTATGCAACCAATACAAGCTGGTGTAGCTGGTATTATACCAACTTCAGGGGACTTTATACCAGTAGATGCAGGAATGACTGTTCCTCAAGCTCCTTTTGCTGAAGTTGCTACCGCAGGTGCAGCTGAAACTGCAGGTCAACCTATTATGGCTCCTGTAATACAAGCTCAAGCTGATCCTACTAAACCAGATGTTAAAAAAGAAACGGATGCTTTAACAGCTCAAACTTTAAAAGATTTAACAAAAGATGTAACAGGTCAAGAAGACTATACAACTAACTTAGCAGATCTGACTGCTCAAACAGGCACAGCTAAAACTGTACAAGAAGTTGCTGGAGAAGCTGGTGTTCCTAGAAGAGCTTTAGATACAACTACGGGGGGAACTGGAGAGTTAGTTAGTGGGGCAACTGTAGATCAAGCAAAAGTTGGAGAAGCTTTCGGCACTGGTGAAGTACAAGCCGCATCTGTACAAGACGAATTAGCAGGTCTTATGTCGCAGTTTGAGGGTGGTGATACACCTGCTTGGGCTGCAGGTTCTATGAGAAAAGCTACACAGATGCTTGCAGCTAGAGGTCTTGGTGCTTCATCTTTAGCAGGTCAAGCTGTTATACAGGCAGCAATGGAAGCTGCACTACCTATTGCCCAAATTGATGCAGGTAATAAACAACAAACAGCTTTGTTTAAAGCAGAACAGAGATCTAAATTTTTAGGTATGGAGTTTGATCAAAAATTTCAAGCTAAAGTTATAAATGCAGCTAAAGTATCTGAAATAGCTAATATGAATTTTACAGCAGATCAACAAATAGCCTTAGAAAACTCTAGAGCTGCAAATACTATGGAGCTTACAAATTTAAGTAATAAACAAGCATTACTTATGTCTGAAGCAGCTGCGTTAAGTAATTTAGAATTAAGCAGTTTAAATAATCTACAATCAGCTCAAGTTGAAAATGCCAGAAATTTTTTACAGATGGACATGGCTAATTTAAGTAATAAGCAGCAGACTGAAGTATTTAAGACTCAGCAGAATATTTCTGCTATACTTAATGACTCAGCCCAAGAGTTTGCTGCATCTCAATTTAATGCAACAAGTGAAAATCAAACTAATCAATTTTTTGCTGGATTATCAGCTGGAGTATCTCAATTTAATGCTTCTCAAATTAATACTATGGATCAGTTTAACTTAAATAGTACTAATGCTATGAGGCAGTTTAATTCTGAGATGCAAAATGCAAGAGATATATTTAATGCTCAAAATGGTTTAGTTATAGCTCAAGCTAATGCTAAATGGAGACAAAATATTGCAACGTTAAATACCAGTGCTCAAAACGAAAGTAACATGGATTTTGCTAAAACTATAAATGCTTTGTCGGCTAAGAATCTAGATGAGATATGGCAAAGAGAACGTGATATAATGAGTAATGCATTTGTATCTAGTCAATCTGCTGCAGATAGAGCATTACAAATTATTCTTGGTGACAAAGAGTTAGAGTCTGTTAGATTGCAATTAGATTCTAAAGAAGATATAGCTAAAACAAAATTTGGCCTTGGTTTATTATTTCCAGATTTTGGAACAAAAGACTTTAATATTTTTGGAGTATAAGCTATTAATTTTGGTAGGTGGTTTTTAATTTTAGAGGATATATTAACATGAGTTACAATTACGGACCTTCATACAAAAGATTGGTCGAGCTTATACAACAAGGTGGTCCAACGGCTACAAAGGCGGCAAAACAAGCCAGTCAATCTAGAGAAGGGTATATGTCACCTATAAATGTTTCTATGCTCGAAAGTGAAGATGCGGATACGTCTTTGGAAACAAGGTTGTATAATAGGTTTAAAGAGGTTAGAGATAGTAATGAGTTTTTAATTAATTTGAAAAATAAAGGGTACAAAGATGAAGATAACTGATAGACCAATACCAGGTCAGTCTCTAACGGTAGAACCTAAAAGTCAGGCTTATGAAAGACCTCCTGAGATAGTTGATCCTATAGAGGCATTAGACTTTCATTTAGATAACCTTTCTGTAGAAGGTGCTCTTGAAGATGCTATGTATTTTTTAGAGGGAGGAGTAGACTTACAAACCTTAGTACAAGGCATACTCCGCAGTGCTGTTATGGGAGGTCGTCATAGTATTGATGTAAGTCTTATTATTGCCCCTGTAATACATGAGCATATAAAAGGTTTTGCTGATGCTGCAGGTGTAGAATATGAGGAAGGCTTTGAGGATAAACAAGGTAAAAAAGAATTATCTTACAGACGAGATGCAGATGCTGCTCTAGAAATGATGCGTCAATTAGATGATAAGGAAGAGCCAGTTGATATGGCTAGGAAAGAGCCAGAAGAACCTACTATGGTTCCAGAAGAGCCTGAAAAGGCTGGCTTAATGGCGAGGGTATAATCATGGCGTTTATGTTTCAAGGTGCTATGCAGTTAGCGGAAGAAAACAGAGCAAGAGAACAAGAGAGAAAAGATAAGCTTATTTCTTTTAAGACATCTGCTCTTGAGTCTTACTTAAAAAATAGAAGTGCAAGGGGTGGAAATGCAGCACAAAAAAGTGCTGATCTTTTAGCTCTATCAAAAATTTTACCAGAAAATAGTCCTATACTTAGTGAACTAAGTGGGGCATCTGCTAAAACTATAAAGGGTGTAAAAGATGCAGTGTACGCTAACCGTGATGCATACTCTAGTTCAAATATGACCTATACACCAGAGATGGCAGAAGATGAGTTAGAAATAAGTAGGGTAGAGATTGAGAATAATCCCGATCTTGATTTAGCAGATTTTTATAAAGATGCGTTTGGTTTAACTGACGAAGATCTTGACGATACAACAGGTGGATTAACTCTAAGAGAAATGCTTAATACACCTGAAACATCTGATATAGGTGTTTCCTACAGTATTAAAAAGCCACCTAAACCTATAGATGCTGGAGAGGCATCATCTTTTAACAAATTACTTCCCGATTTATTAGCACCTGTAATATCTTCAGAAAAAAATCAAGTGGACTTACAAATAGCTGCAGCAGAGGGTAATGTTTCTCCTGACTTGTCGGATAGAGCTGATGTATTAGAACAAGCAGAGAAAGCTTTGGGAAATAAAGATTACACAAAAGCTATACAAATAGCTGGACCAGAGATTGCTATTAAACTCATGGAAAGGTCTCCACAGTACAAAAATTTAAACTTTATGATAAATAGGGGGTTAATTTTTCCTGGGACTGATCAAGGTGATGAGCTAGTTGCAAGAGCAATAAGGTCTGGTCTACTTCAACTTGGTGATACTTATCGAATAGGTAATGATATGCTAAGAGTTAATCAGAATCAAATTGATTTAATATTTGGGGGTTAATAATGGTTGAAGGTATAGGGTTATTAGGGGACGTTGTAAAATCAACTAAAGATAAAGAAGGTTTTGGTTTTCAAGGCGATTTAGTTTCTGAAATACCTAACGTAGATCCTCAAGAAAATTATGAAGCTTACAGTATTATTAACGAGCTTAATAATATTGAACAGGGTGATCTCACTGAAACAGAAATACTAAACAACCCTAATTTAGTTGAGGGTATAAGAAATATTATGAAAGCTCGTTACAGTGAAGAGACTCGTAACAAGTTTAGCTTTGATGAAAAATACGACAGA